GTGTGTCGGCCAGAGCAATTCAGAGGAAATGCAAGGAATGCGTCGAGGGGTATCATTATGCCTGATGCCCCCCGCCCCGCCCCCCTTGATTTATTCCCGCGTCCATCATAAAATTTTCCAATATTTATTGGAGGCAACACAATGGCAGGCAAGGCGTTACGGAGGCGCATCCTGAGCGATGTTGAGGCGAATGGCGGAGCAGATTGGTTGTTTGACCAGATCGCCTCTGGCATGACGATGACGAAACTGGCGGAGCATTATGGGTGTACACGGTCGTATGTGAGCCGGGCACTGAATGCCAATGAGGAATACAAGCGCGCGTTAGAGCAGGCCAGAGCCGAGGCTGCGGATGCGCTTGTGGAGGAAGGTCTGCACATGGTTGATCAGCTTGATGGCAGCAGTTCGTCGAATGAGATTGCCGCGACGCGTGAGAAGGTCAATTGGCGTAAGTTCATGGCGGGCAGCTATAACCAGAACAAGTATGGCACGCGCCCTCAGACGAATGTCACGCTGTCTATTGGTGATCTGCACCTAGACGCGCTGCGTAAGGTGAACGCGGAGCTGCGCGAGATTGAGGAAGAGGATCGCGCGCGAGAGCAGGCCATTGATGGTGATTACGAGGTGCATGATGAGTGACAATCCGCTAAGCGAGTTTGTTGCTCGATATCGTGACGATCCTGTGCTGTTTGTCAGGGAGGTGCTTGGCGCGACGCCGTTGCCGTATCAGGCTGATTTCTTGGAGGCCATTGCGTCTGGCGAGCGTAAGGTCTCGATCAGGTCTGGGCACGGCACGGGCAAGTCAACGAGCGCGTCGTGGGCTATGCTGTGGTATTTGATGCTGCGCTTTCCGAATAAGGTTGTGGTGACGGCCCCCACGAGTGGGCAGTTGTTCGACGCGCTGTTTGCCGAGCTGAAGCGTTGGGTGAATGAATTGCCGCAGGATCTGCAGAACCTGTTGACAGTCAAGTCTGACCGCGTTGAGCTTGCGGCAGCGCCGAGCGAGGCGTTTATTTCTGCTAGAACGTCGCGTGCTGAGACCCCAGAGGCGCTTGCGGGCGTTCACTCGGACAATGTTTTGCTGGTGGTTGACGAGGCGTCAGGTGTGCCCGAGAAAGTGTTTGAAGCTGCCGCAGGGTCGATGTCAGGCCACAATGCAACGACGATTTTGCTGTCAAACCCGACGCGTTCATCTGGCACGTTCTATGAGACACAGACGCGCATGTCGGATACATGGTGGACGCGCAGATGGTCGTGCGTTGAAAGCCCTCTCGTTAGCGATGAGTTTGTGCAGGAGATGCGCGAGCGTTATGGTGAGGAGAGCAACGCGTTCCGCATCCGTGTGCTTGGTGAATTTCCCTTGGCGGATGATGACACGATCATCCCGTTTCACTTGGTTGAGAGCGCGATGCACAGGCATATTGAGGTTGATCCTGATCGCAAGCCAGTGTGGGCGCTAGATCCTGCACGGTTTGGCTCTGACAGGACGGCATTTTGCAAGCGGCAGGGCAATGTCGTGACTGAGATTAAGTCGTGGCGCGGCTTGGATCTTATGCAGACGGTTGGCCGTGTGATGGCGGAATATGAGGCGTTGAACCCGAGCCAAAGGCCAAGCGAGATCTTGGTGGATAGCATTGGCATTGGGGCTGGTGTGGTTGATCGGATGCGTGAGCTTGGTGCGCCTGTGCGCGGCGTGAATGTGTCTGAAAGCCCATCAATGGGTGAGACATATAATAATCTGCGGACAGAATTGTGGTTCAAAACAAAGGCGTGGCTAGAGGATCGCAGTTGTAAGCTGCCCGACAATGATGAGCTGCTGTCTGACCTGACCGGGATTAAGTATAGCTTCACGTCGTCTGGCAAGATGGCCGCCGAGGGTAAGGATCAGATGCGCAAGCGTGGCCTGCGGTCGCCTGACCTTGCCGATGCCGTTTGCTTGACGATGGCGTCTGATGCGGCGATGGCATTGTCCGGGCCTATAATTGCTTGGCGCGGCGCGTTGCGCAGAGGTTTGAAAGGTATCGCATAGTGTGATATGGTGCAGCAAAAGGAGATCGCCATGCCGCTCAAGAAGGGTAAGAGCAAGAAAGTAATTTCGGCAAACATTCGTGCTGAGATGAAATCTGGTAAACCTCAAAAGCAAGCTGTGGCGATTGCTCTGTCTAAGGCTAGCAAGTCAAAAGGAAAACGTAAATGAAAGCACCCGTGTTTAAACCGTGTAAAGGTTGCCCAACCCCTGCCGCATGTAAGCGTGCTGGCAAGTGCCTAGCGAAGAAGTACAAGTGATGGATCAGAAGCGCTATATTGATTTCAAGGATATGTTTGACGGCGGCGGTGCAGGTCAAATGGGTGATACGTTTCAGGGCGGCGGGTTATTTTCCCTGATCGCCAATATGGTTGCAGATCCGTATGGCTCAAAAGACCCTGAGCGCCGCAAGGAGCGCATGAAAGCGCTTGGCCTGCTAGACACTGGCATGGACATGTCAAAACCCCCTGCAGCGCCTGTGGTGGAGCCTGTGGTGCAGCCTAAGCCATTAACCTATGGGCCACAAAATGGGCGCGGTGGAAATCGCGGCGTTTCCCCTGAAGAGCGTTTAATGCAAATGCCAGTGACGCCTATGTCGGCAGAAGATCGCTTGATGCAGCAATCATTGATGGCAAATCCGCTCTACGCTCAAGCTGCCGCCGAGTTGGGGATGGGGCTTGATCCATTTGGATATCCACAATCACCAACTATATCACAAGCCCCATTGCAAAGTGGAAACAATCAAATTAATTCGTCAATGGTTAATGCCCCTCAGCTATCAATGGTTGATAATGCAGTTCCGCGTGGCGTGTCGGGCGCTGTTCCAACTAATTATGCAGAAGGTGTGTTTGGTGCTGGTGGTACTGCCCCAACAGTACAACAAAATGATCGCCTAGTTAAATTTAATTATTTAACGTCAACAATTCCTGCTCAATTAATGGGAACTCAAGCCGCACAAGTATATGCCGATGCTGTAATGAATGGTCAAACAAATTTACCATTTAAAGATTTTTTTGGTCAGAATTTTAGGTAATAATATGTTTGTTATATATTTTGCAAATAAGGTAAGATGATAATGGCTAAAGATCCTCGATTGTCCCGCGTTGGCGTGTCTGGGTATAACAAACCCAAGCGCACACCGAGCCATAAAACCAAGTCACACGTTGTGGTGGCGAAGGACGGGGATCAGGTTAAGACGATCCGCTTTGGTCAGCAGGGTGTAAAGGGATCGCCTGACGGATCTAAGCGAAACGAGGCGTTCAAAGCGCGCCATGCGAAAAACATCGCCAAGGGCAAAATGTCTGCGGCATATTGGGCTGACAAGGTGAAGTGGTAATGGACGATTTACTGACGTTTGATAAATTGATCCAAGCCGTCATCCAGCGCGAAAGCAGTGGACGCAATGATGCTGTTTCTGATGGTGGTGCAATTGGGTTGATGGGGATCATGCCGGGTGACTTTATACAAAGCCCTCGCAGAAATGTGCCCAGTGTATTTGACGCAGCAAGATCGTTGGGGTTTAGTATAGCGCCAGAACAAGAAACGCGCGAAACAGCAGAGACTTTGCTAAAAGATCCGTCAGTAAATACAATGCTTGGAGAGGCATATTTAAAAGAGTTGATGTCAAAGTATGCCGGGGATACTGAGGGTGTCCTAACATCGTACAATGCAGGCCCAGATGAATACGACATCAGAGGTTCTGCAAAAAACATGAGACTTGAAGAGCAGAGAGATTATGCGCAAAAAGTAAGCCAAGACTATGAAAATATGTTTGGCAGACAATTGCCTAAAAACCTTGGAGTGTTGGTGTCACCAGTTCCTCGCATACGGCCAAAAGGACTATTAGAATAATGCCAATAACAACATACGCAGAGCTGAAAAGCTCAATAACAGACTTTCTCAATCGCGATGATCTAGACACGGTTGCCGCAGATTTTATTGCATTGGCAGAGGCTGATATGCAGCGCGGCCTGCGTCACTGGCGCATGGAAAAGCGCAGCACCGCAGAGATTGACACGCAATACAGCGCAATTCCCGCTGACTTCTTGGAGGTCATTCGGTTTTACATCACGTCAAACGACACGCGCCCCTTGGAGCTAATCAGCCAAGCTGAATTGTTGGATCGCAAGTATCGCAATCTGAATACATC